CGGCCTATAACAAGGGCATCCGCCACGCCATGCTGCGCGCCGGGTATGGCCGCTACAGCAGCCAGGTTGACCCCCAGTTTGAGCGCAACTCCGCGGAGTGCACCCGGCTGGGTATCCAGTACGGCGTGTACTGGTACAGCTACGCCACCACGCCGGAGGAAGCACGGCAGGAAGCCCGCTGCTGCCTGGCCGCGATCCACGGCAAACATCTATGTCTGCCAGTAGCCTACGACATCGAATATGAGCCGTGTATCCTGCGCCTGACTACCGCGCAGCGCACGGCTCTGGTAGAGGCGTTTTTAAGTGAGATCGAAGCAGCGGGGTATTACGGCATCCTGTATGCGTCCTGCGATTTTATTCGCAACCGGCTGGACTGGAAAGCCTTGTCCAAATATGATGTCTGGGTGGCGCAGTACAGCAGCGCCTGCACCTGCCCCCTGCCGTATGGCATCTGGCAGTATTCCAGCCGCAACGCGCTGGGCATCCCCGGCTACGGCACCAGCCTAGACTGCAACCGGGTCTACAAGGATTATGAGCAGCTGATGATCCAGGCGGGCCTGCAGGGCCACACCGCCCCCCAGCCGGAAGACACCTCCCCCAACAAGCTGGACAAGCAGCAGATCACCATCGGCCCTGTATCCGGCGGCGACCGCAGCACCATCCGTGCCCTGTGTGATGGGCTGGGGCTGGTAACTGCCGGGTTGTACCGCGAAACCTGTGCAGGTGGCAACCAGTGGGTGCTGGCCATCGGGCCGGTATCCAGTGGCGACGCTTGGTACATTATGCGCAAGTGTACAGAGCTGCAGCTCATTGACGCAGGGTTGTACAAGAGCGAGTATGTGGAGTAATGCCTTGGAGTCAAAACAGATTAGCGTAGGAGGATATTTTTATGCGTTGTGTCAACACCAAACCCGTAGGCACTGACCCCAAGACCGGCAAGCAGTTGGTCGAGGCGATGATTATTGCCGACACGGAACCCGAAACCCTGCCCACCACCGGCGAGGGCATTATCGGCATGAACGAGAGCGAGGTTTTCGCCCCGTTCAGCCTGATTTATGTGCTGGCCGAGGATGCCAAGCACAAAATCTACATCGCCGGTGAAACAGGTCAGTTCGTCGGCCAGTAAAGAGGTAGCATCATGCAACTTTCTGATGTAGTGCGCATCGCCCTTATTTTCAGCGAGGACACTAAACGCTATGCAAAAAGGCTGGCTGGGAGCATCGACCTGAGCGGCAAGGCTGACAAGAAAAAGCCCAGCAAGGCGGGCAACCTCGCGGCGCTGGATGCCAGCGGCAACCTCACAGACAGCGGCAAAGCCGGGGCCAACGTGGCCGTCAAGGCCAAGCCCAGCAAAGCGGGAAACCTCGCCGCGCTGACGGCTGACGGTTCCCTGTCTGATTCCGGGATTGACCCGGCAACCAAAGCCGACCTGCAGGACGGCAAGACCAAAAGCGTCCAGATGGCAAAGTCGTTCACATTCGACAAAACGACCGTGAAATTCAACTACTAAGCGTGGGTGCATCACTTATGGCAAACAAAGTTTTTATCGACAACATCCTTGACCCCAACACTGGCGATCAGGGCTTTTTCCTCGGCATGAACACCGACAACGGCTACCCCGGCATGGATTTGAGCGTCAAATTCGCCGAGGAAATCAAGAGCTACACCAGTGTGTGGAAGTGGATTCAGGCCCGCATCAAGGCTGGGAACTTCTACGGCATCCATGTGGGTGACTACATCCCGTTCAACTGCACGAACAGCGCCAAGACCCGCATCGTGGCTGTCGTGGCGGGCATCGACACCTACTACAAGTACGGCGATCAGCAGGTCGGGCATCACATCGACTTTATCTCCAAAGACCTGTGGCCGACGTACATTCAGTACAACCTCGCCAACTTCAACAATGGCCTGATTCCCGTCGAGAAACTGTCCGGCGACGGCAGCAAGACCGAGTTTGTGCTGACGAAACAGATGGACAGCATCGACAATATCATTGTGGGCAGCGATCAGGTCACTGGTTACACCTACGATGCCTCCACCTTTACCGTCACGTTCGACGAGGCCCCCGCCGCTGGCAGCAGCAACATCACTGTGACCGGCAAGGGTGATAAGCACCCGTGGCTGTGTTCCCATCTGTATGCGTTCTTGAACTCCCTCAAGATGCATGTGCCCAACGGCACGGGCAAAGACCCCGCCGTTAAACAGGTGGATTACAGTCAGGGCGGCGTGTACAACTTCCTGCCCGCCGAACTCAAGGCCGTTATCGCCAACAAACGCGCCATACTGGGTGAGCGCTACTCGGCCAGCGGTCTGCTGAACAGCGACAATAGCTGGTCGTGGACGAATCTCGGCAATCTGTGGGTGCCTACCGAGATGGAGGTCTGCGGCGCTCCTGTTTGGGGCGGCAACGGACACTCCAACGGCGGGTATGTCCAGTACCCCATCTTTGCCCACAGCATGAACCGTGTCAAGGGCCTCGGTGATGGTGGTGGCCGTGCCCACTGGTGGGAGCTGACCCCGAGCTCCGGCAGCTCTGCCTACTTCTGCTATGTGAGCAACTACGGCCATGCGAGCAGCAGCATTGCCTCCAACACGTGGCTGTCCGCG